AACCTCTGGACTGTTCGTTCCGGCACCATTACTCTTGTGGCCGGTCAGAAGACCTACACGTCTGCCGACGGGCTCCCGGCTGACGCGATTGACTACATTGAGCATGTGTGCCGGACGAGCAGCGCCGGAATCAACACCGACATTTCCCTGAACAGGATCTCGGTGTCCACATACGCAAACATCCCGACCAAGGACCAGACTGGGCGTCCCTACCAGATCTATGTAAACAGGGCGACAAACTCGCCACAGATTACGCTCTGGCCGGTTCCGGACTCTAGCACCGTTTACACGCTCGCGTACTGGTATCTGAAGCGTATGGACGACGCGACGAACCCCGTAAGCCAGACGATTGAGATCCCATTCCGGTTCTACAATGCCCTCGTTGCCGGGCTGGCATATCACATTGCCTTGAAAAAGCCGGAAGCCGCCGATAGGGTTTCCATGCTGAAGGATCTCTACGACGAGGCGTTCCAGCTTGCCGCCGACGAGGACCGGGATCGCTCCAGCGACAGGTTCATCCCGTTTGTTGGATATGATTTCTGATGTCGTTCTATGCCTACATCCACTGTAAACCCGACGGAACGCCTTTCTATGTTGGCAAGGGCGACGAAACGCGGGTGTCGTTCAAGAAGCGTTACCACAACCGCCATCACATGAACATCCTGAACAAGTACGGCGAGGACAAGATCCTCGTGGGAAAGATGGAGTGTTCGACGGAGGATATCGCCTTCGACCTTGAGCGGGGCCTGATAAAAAGGCTTCGTAAAATGGGCGTTGGCATTGTAAACTTAACTGAGGGAGGCGACGGCACCAAGGGTGCAGTTCGGTCCCCCGAAGCCCGGGCAAGGATGGCCGCTGCCAAAATTGGCAATCAGTGGAATGTTGGCCGGAAATATTCACTTGCGACCAAGATCAAGAAATCTAGGTCGCTTGGAGGGTCTGCTGTCGAGTGCGAAAAGGACGGAATTGTCCTGCGTTTCCCGACGATCTCTGAAGCTTGCAAGTCCCTTGGTCTCGACCTACCAAATGTCGTTAACCACATGAACAGGAAGGTCAGGCGCAGATCTCGCGGCATAAAGGGCTGGCAGATACGGAGGGTTTCTGAATGAGCGTTCCGTATGCCAAAGGAAAACTTGCATTCGGTTTTTGTGATACATGCAACCAGAGGTATGACCTCCACGAGCTAAAGCCTCAAGTCGTCGCCGGTCGCGTCACAAACATCAAGAACTGCCCCTATTGCCTCGACAAGGATCAGCCTCAATATTTCGTCGGGCGTGTGCCGATCAACGATCCGCAAGCCCTCTACAATCCCCGGCCTGACACTGCACAGGTTGTCAGCCGCGAACTCTGGGGCTGGAACCCCGTAGGAAACCCCGCTGTTTACGGAACCGGACAGGTTGGCGTGATCGGCATTTATCTCAACGGGGTGCCGAGCCCCATCACTTACTCTGGAGAACTATAATGAAGAAGATGAAGCATGGCGGCAAGGCCCGTAAGTCTCACAAGCGTATGCAGGACGGCGGAATTACCAGCTACGGTAGCGCGTCAAATCTGAAGCCGGGTATGCAGGCTCTTGCCTCAAGCGATGCCTATATGCGCAGGCCGGGGCGTGGCAATGAGGGAATGTATCGTCCAATTGGTCGCTCGGGCCGTGGCGGTTCGTTCTCCGACATTCAGGGCATCATCGGTGGGGCTATGGGCCTCCCTATCCGTGGTGGCGGAATGACATCTGATATTGGTTCCGTCCCCATGGGTCGTGGTGGTGCCATGGCATCCATGGAAGCTCAGCCAGTGCGTCTCCCGGGTCGTGGTGGCGCAATGCCATCCGCTATCTCTCGGGGCATTGCTTCCGGCGCTCAGCCGATGGGCCGTGGTGGTTCTATTGGTGGTGCCACAGGCTATCAGGCTGGCGGCGGAATGACATCCGATGCCGACTCAGTTCCGATGGGTCGCGGTTTCCGCAAGGGCGGTGCTGTGAAGGCCAAGAAGAATATGCGTGGTGGCGGTCTCGCCCGTAAGGGTGTCGGCATGGCCCTCGCCAAGGGTGGACTTGCGAAGCGTGCCGGTGGTTGCGCGAAGCGCGGCGTTGGTCGCGGAAAGATGGTATAACATGGCAAAAGACAAGCCCACAAAAGAAGAGGCGGCGACAGGCGCAGCAGACATGATCTATGCGCTTAGTCAGGGCTTGGGCATGGGCACCCGTAGCCCCGGAAGGTTTGTTGATCTTCTCGGCGGCACGGGTCTTGCTGTTGCCGGTACAAATAGGGAGGGCCAGACAGGTGTCCTGATTGGCAACAAGTTTGTGCCGACAAGCCAGAATTACTACGAATCCCCGTACTCCCCCGGGGATTCATCGGATGATGAGGAAAAGCCTTCAGGCAAGCCGATCAAGGATATTGACCTTCCGATAAAGGTTGGCAGCAGATTGAAAGCTTCTGGAATGAAGGCTGGTGGCCTTGTCCGTGGTGCCGGTAAGGCTGAGCGCGGGCGCGGGCGCGGAAGGATGGTCTGATATGTCAAAGCCGATCAAGGCCCCAACAGAGCCGGGTAAGTTTGTCGGCCTTGGTCCGCTGGCCTTTGGTGTTCACAGAGATGGGACACCCGGAGTCATGTTTCATGGTCACTTTTTTGCGTGGCCGGACAGCATGTCCTCCGGAGACAAGGAAGACAAGCCGACAGCGAAGCCGATCAAGGACATCAACCTCCCTTTGAGCGACAAGGGGCCCGAAAAGCGCTCTGATTCGGAAGCCTACAAGCCGAAGGTTGGCAGCAGGTTGTCAAAGGACATGCGTTCCGGCGGAATGGTTCGTGGTTGTGGTTCCGCTCAGCGTGGGCTCACTCGCGGAAAAATCAAGTAAGAGGAAGAAATGAAGTACACGTACAGGAAGAAGATGGCGGAAGGCGGCAAGGTCGGCTACACCGCCAAGGAGCGCAAAAGTCTCCGTCGCCTTATCGAGGAGATGGCCGATCCTTATGCCGGTGACGTAACGGGCGGTAGCTCTGTCACCATCATCAAGAAGAGCAAAAAGAAGATGGCTGCTGGCGGCATTGTGAATGCTCCCGCTCGCTCTCATCGTGACATGCGGGCTGGTGCCGGTAGCGGTGTCGGTCGGCTTCAGAAGACCAAAATCCAGCGGGGTCGCTAAAATGCAGAAGCAGAACGCACGGCTCAAGGACCCGTCGGATGCCACCGTTGAAGGCGGCATGCGGCGCGGTGTAAACGTCGGGAACATGAAGATCCTGAAGAAGCCCATGAAGATGCGCGGCGGTGGTGCCGCGACGAAGGGTCTGAGGATCTCGGAGAAGCAGGGCTGATATGGCCTTCACGTATGCACAGCTTGTAGATGCGATCCACGGCTACCTTCAGGTAGACTCGAATGGTATCTCGACTACCGATATGGACACGATCATTCGGCAGGCCGAGCAGCGCATCTACTATGACGTGCAGATCCCGGTCCTCAAGAAGAACGTGACGGGCAACCTGACGGCGAACAATCGCTATCTCACGACCCCGACGGACTATCTGGCGACATACTCCATTGCCGTGAACAACAACGGCACATACGAGTATTTGCTCCCGAAGGAGGTTGCGTTTCTCCGTGAGGCGTATCCCTCTACATCGACGACCGGGGTTCCCCGCTACTACGCGATCTTCGACAACGACACCTTCCTGATCGGTCCTCCACCGGATTCATCTTACGAAGTCGAGCTTCACTACTTCTACGAACCGGCGTCCATCGTTGATCAGCCAGCAGGCACTTGGATCAGCGAAAACGCCGAAAATGCTCTACTGTACGGCTGCCTATTTGAGGCGTACACGTACCTCAAGGGCGAGCAGGATCTCATTGGCCTTTACGCCGGGAAGTACAAGGAGTCGCTACAGGCGCTCAAGGTCATTGGCGAAGGCCGTAACCGTTCCGACACGTACAGAAATTCTGAACCCCGCATCACGCCGAACTGATGAACAATGGATTTGGCTCCGTAGGAGCATTTGAGGTACGGACCACGCACGAGCGGGGTTTTACCGTTGAAGAGATTGCCGAAGACCTTCTGAACAAGCTCTTGTTCATTTCGTCGGAGGCCCACCCGGCAATACGAGATCAGGCGATGGCGTACAAGGACCGTATCCGTCCCGCGATCATTCACTACATGAAACAGGCTGTAAGGTCAGACCGTACAACTCTGGCGGCGCAGCTAGGCAAGCAAGGCCATAACGACATGGCCGAAATCATCAGGAGGCTCTAGTGGCAATTTCCACGGCTATGTGTACATCGTTCAAGTCGCAGCTTATGTCTGCGCTGCACGACTTCGACAACCCGGGCGGCAACACCTTCAAGATCGCCCTTTACACCTCGTCCGCCACGCTTGGCGCTTCGACAACGGTTTATTCCACGTCGAACGAGGTTACGGGTACCGGCTACAGCGCTGGCGGAAACACCCTTACATCGGTGTCTCCGACCACCTCCGGCACGACTGCCTATGTTGACTTTGCCGACACGACTTGGTCTTCTTCCACGATCACCGCCAACGGTGCCCTGATCTACAACGCCAACTCATCCAATGCGGCTGTTGTGACCTTGGCATTTGGTTCCGACAAGTCTTCGTCCAACGGCGACTTCGTGATCGTTTTCCCCACCGCCAACGCGACTGACGCCATCATCCGCATCGCCTAATAAGGTATCGCCATGGCCGACGCAATCGTCCCATTCCAAGGCTGGGGCTCGTTCGGCTGGGGCGAGGCCCCTTGGGGGTATTCCGGTATACTGGACACCGGAGCGACAGGATCGCCCGGTAGCGTAACCGTATCCGGAAGCGCAAACGCAAGTGTAAACGGCGTCTCAGCGACCGGCAGTGTCGGCACAATTGAGGTCATCGTTAACTCCTTTGTGCCCGTTGATGGCCTTCAGGCAACGGGGTCTGCTGGATCCGTAACGGTATCCGGTAAGGCAAACGTATCGGTTACTGGCGTCTCCGCGACGGGTGCGACTACAGCGCCGACCGTCTCTGGCGGGGCAAATGTTTCCGTTACCGGCCTCTCTGCCGCTGGATCTTCCGGCGATGTAACCGTAACCGGCACGGCAAATGTCGATGTGTCCGGCTCCGAGGCAACTGGTGCCGCAGGCACGGTAACAGTCCGCAGCGTCAATTACATATACGTGGTCGGCATTGAGGCAACCGGAAGCCCGGGGTCTGTAACCGTCTCTGCCGACGCGAATGTCGATGTCTCCGGTAGCCTTGCCACAGGAGGGGTCGGCACCCCAGAGATCCAGACAGACCAAGTGCTTAGCGTCACCGGAGTCTCTGGCACTACTGCCGTCGGCAGTGTTATAATCAAGGTGAACTCAAGCGTTACGGTCGAGGGTTCCACGGCGTATGGATATGCCGAGGAAGTGACCGTAAACCTCGGAACGACTGTATATCTGGTCGGTGTATCCGCCACCGGATATGTAAACGGCGGGGTCTTGATCTGGGGTCTCGTTGACACAGACCAGACTCCAGATTGGCAGGCGATCTCTGATGGGCAAAGCCCCGGATGGTCTTCTGTATCCACCCCGCAAACTCCCGGGTGGACCCCGGTTACAGATTCTCAGACCCCGGATTGGGGGCCGGTGAGCGACTCACAAACAACCACTTGGACGCAAATAGCGGCGTAGGCACATGGCATCAACATACTCTCCCAATCTCCGTCTTGAACTCATTGGAACCGGCGAGCAGCAGGGTACGTGGGGTACAACCACGAACACCAACCTTGGCACCCTCCTTGAGGAGGCGATTGGCGGTTACGTCTCTGTTACGGTTTCCAACAGCGGCGACACAACCCTTTCCACCAACAACGGCTCTGCCGATCAATCCCGTAATGCGGTCATCAATCTAACCGGCACCATTACCGCCGCCCGCAATGTGATCTGCCCCGCGATTGAAAAGCTATACGTGGTGAAGAACGCCACGACCGGCGGATTCAGCGTGACCTTCAAGGTGTCTGGCCAGACCGGCGTAACCATCCCCAATGGCGAAACGTACTTCCTTTATGTAGACGGCATTGACGCCAATAAGATCGTCGGCAATGTGGCGTCCACAAATGCCACGAACACGTTTACCGAAAACCAGATTATCTCTGTCACAGACAACACCGATGCCGCCTTGCGCATTACCCAGCTTGGCACCGGCAATGCACTTCTGGTCGAGGACAGCACGAACCCCGACGCAACACCCACGGTGATTGCCGCAGACGGAACGGTTATTGTGGGGCATACGACCGCCCTTTCCACCGACAGTTTTG